CGTGCCCCTGTGGAGTCCCACAAGGACACGAAGTTCTGCCCGGCCGTGGGCGTCACCCCGGCCGTGTTGATGCCCCAGAAGAGCCGGGTGGCCGTGGCCGTGGCGCCCACGTTGATACGGGCCAGGTACAGCGTGCCATTCACCAGGAGCTGGCCGGTGTTGACCGTGATCGGGTCCTCGGTCCAGCCGATCAGACCAAAGCTGGGAGCCGTGGCCGAGAGGTTGTTGGCCAGGTTCGACACCGTCGTGACCTGGGTCTGAAGGTCCGCGACGTTGGCCTCATTCTGGATGTTCCAGTTGATCTGGCCTGCCGGGATGGGGGTGATAGTCATCCGCCGTACGCTCCCTGGCCGTAGCCGCCATAGCCGTAGCCGCCCGGCGGAATGCTGAAGTTCGCTGAGGTCACGCCGATACCCCCGGCTATCAGTGCGGCCCGGGTGGCGTCGTTTACGACGTACTCGTGGCCGCCCATGTACAGCGCGGGGGCAGAGGCGAACTGCTCATCCTGAGTAGGGAAGCGGACCGCCCGGTAAGTACCAGGCGGTCCTTCCAGGATCGTGATGCCCCTGGCCAACGTGACGCGGTGGAAGAGAGGGTCCAGTCCTGCTGGAGCCTCCTCAACAAACGGCGTCCTGAAGAGCCAGAGAGCCACGGTTCATCCCTACTGCACGCAGATGATCTGGTAGTTGGTGCCGTCCGACAGGTAGTGCTGAGCACCGTTGGCGTTGGCAGCCTTGACCAGAACACCGGTGGCACCAGCGGTGCCGTCGATGGTGGACGTGGTGGTCTTGACGGTGACAGCAGCAGCGCCGGAGGCGACCTGCTTGACCACGTACACGCGACCGAGGTTGTTCGCAGTCGCCTGCGGGAGGTTGACCACGGAGGCACCGTTGATGTTCACGATGACCATGTAGTCGGAGGCGGTGACGGTGTACGGCGTAGTCGTCACCGTCGTGGTGGTGAACGCGTAGTCGTCGAGTCCAGACATCGTCAGCCCCCTTACGAGAAGTCGATGGTCGAGGTCGACTCGGCGCGGATGAGCGCCTCCTCGCGGTACCGAGCCCAGCCAGCCACGCCGTACCAGCCCAGAGGCCGGAAGCGCATCAGCTTGTCGGTGATGGGACCAGCGACCGTGTGGAACTCGTCGGCCACAGCCTCGGCGAGGGCCTGCTGGCCCGCGTAGTAGGTGCGGAAACGACGGACCGTGTTGTCACCGGCACCGGCATCCACAGCGTTGAAGCAACGCGGGGACTCGACGTAGAAGGCGCCTTCGTAGGCGCCGATCTCGCCAGCCCAGATGTTGCCCGCGGCGGAGTAGTTGTGCGGGTCACGCCACGCCGCAGCGCCGGTCTCGGACCGGAGGTCGTAAGAGACCTCGGGGTGGATCGCACACCAGTAGAGCGAGCCCTTGCGGGGCACGGCCTTGTTCGTACGCAGCTTCACGACGGCCAGGCGAGCCATGGTCGAGGTGTAGCCGTCGGTGTTGGCCATGGTCGTCGCCACAGGAGTGGTGAGCGTACCGGTGGTCACGTACGAGACGGTGCCCGCCTTGCGCTGGATGACGTTCGTGCCAGCGCGGAGGACCGTCTGGACCACGGAGTCGATCGAGTCGGCCGCGTTGAACGCCACGATGTTGGCGATCGCCGGGTCGATGTCGGTCAGCGAGTACAGGTACAGCTTGCGGGTGCGGAGCACCGGGTTGCCGTACTCGTTCAGCGTGATCGTGGTCGTGGTCGGGTTGCCCAGAGCCACGGAGTCGGGGTCGACGTTCTCAGTGAGCGTCGCAGTGGCAACAGCGAGGTCCTGGTAACGCTCAAGGACCACGGAGCCGCCGGGAGCAGTCTGCTGAGCGGGCCGCTTGTCAGCGACCTGCCGGAACAGCGGCTGCGCACGGAGCGCGAATTCGAAGAACTTGTCGTACGCGGTCTGCACCGCGTTGGACATAGCACTTGTGTCGGTAAATGCGTTGGCCATGGCTTCTCACCACCTTCGGTGTCCGATTCGGATGAGGCCAGGCTTACGTCAGCCGTTCCAGTAGTGCTGGTTCCCCTGGGTCTGGAGATAGTTCATCAGAGCCTGAGGATCCTGGGCGTTGTTGATCTGGGCCATCTGCTCGGCCTCAGAACCTGCGGGAGCCGCAGCCATGTTGCCCATCTGCTGGAGCTGCTGCATGGCAGCCTGACCTTCAGCCGGAACCGTGGAAGCCGGACCGCCGCCCTGCTGCTGGGACTGCCCTGGAGGTGTCGTAACACCGGGCTGCTTCGCCAGTAGCGGGCCGACATTCGTCAGCCACTCATCCAGCTTTTCGGGATCCCCGCCGTACAGTCCTGCGACCGCCGGGTCGTATCCCTTGGCTACGAGCTGCGAGGTGACCTTGCTCTGTCGATTCTCCGACAGGAGCTGTGCGAGTTGCTTCTGCAACTCGGAGTTCTGGTCTTCTACCTTCTTGAGGTGGTCCCGGAGCGGGTTCCCCTTGGGGGGAGCCTGCTGCTGACCTTGACCATCGTCGGCCTGCTGGCCGTCGTAGATGTCACCGTCGTAGTACCCAAAGCCACCGCTCATCAGAGCCTTCTCCCTTAGGCCAGGCCACCCACGGGGTGAGGGTGGTCGCTCCTTCGTTCCTGGACTTTTACGGAGATGGGGCCAGGCGATCCTCTCCGCAAAGGAATGTACCCCATAGCAAACAAAAGGACCCGTGTCCCCCGACACGGGTCCTCAGTACATCGCCAGAGATCAGAAGCGGCTGCCCGGTGTTTTCACCAAAAGAAGTAACCGGTGTGCCAGCGCACCTGGCGGTAGCTGTGCGGGGGGCGGGCGCCGATTAAGGTCCCGCCCCCGGCTCCTTCAATGTAGGCCTTACACCGCCTGGTAGCCAGCGGATAGGCCAGCGGAGCTGGCGCCACCGAAGCCGGAGAACGTCGCGCGCTCCTGGCTGGCCAGGCGCTTGCGGCGGGTCTCGCCACCACCCTCGGGGCTGGACACCCCTCCGACCAGGTCCTTCTCCAGCTCTTGCTGGGTGAAGGGCTTCTCGCCGTAGCGAGCGGCGATGGCCTGGATGTTGGGCAGGGCTTCCGCCACGGCCTGGAAACCCGACGAAACCTGACCGAGCGAAAGCCCTGCGGTCACAAAGTCTTCCAGATCCCCCTGGTCCAGGGTGAGCCCCCGCTTGAGAGCCTCGCCACCGAACTGCGCGGCCTGCGTCTGCTTCTGGAGGATGGGCAGCGCCTTCTTCTGGTCGAGGAAGTAGGCCGTGATGTGCGCGCTGTCGATCCCGTAGAGCTGCTGGAGCGCCTGCTTCGAGGCAGGGTTCGCCTGCATGGTGTTCGCAACTGCCAGGTCTACGCGGCCCTTGACCTCGGTCGGCGACACGTCGCCCGCGATCCAGTTCTGGAAGTCGGCCGGGTTGTCGTAGAAGCCCTTGGGCAGGCCTGCGTCCTGCATGACCTGCCGGTAGCTCTGCTCCAGGCCCAGGTACTCACCCGGGGACAGCACCGGGAGGCCCGCCTTGGTGCGGGCCTCGTTGCCTGCGAACCGGGTCTTGTACTCCTTGGTGTCCTGGAGCAGCAGGGAGATCACGTCGGCTCCGTAGCCCTGCTTGGCGTACTCGTAGATCTTCCCGGCCAGGGAGCCGAGACCGAAGCCGTTGAACAGGGAACGCAGGGACGCATAGGCGTCCCTGTTCTGCCCGGTCAGCAGCTTCTCGTACTGGCCCGAGACCTCGTAGACCTTGGTCTGGAGACCGGTCTGCCGTCCGATGGAGGCCTGGCGCTGAGCTGTCTGGGCCGTGACGTAGGCCGTGTTCGCCTTGACCCTGGCCATCAGCTTCACGCGCTGCGCGTTCGACAGCTTCTTGTTCTTGAGCTGCGCCTGAAGCACCTTGTTCGCCGCGTTGCGCGCGTTGATGTTGGCGGTGTTCCGCCTGCCCGACGCCTGCTCCTTGGTGAGAGCACCCTGCGCCTTGGCGATGGCGGCCGGGTCGGACCCGGACGGCCCCGGGAGGTCGAGCTGGTCCGCAAACGAGCCGGGGATG